AAAGAACTATAGTTGATTTTTCGTGGATTCATTTAATATAATACCGAGGAGAGAAAAAGACATACTCTACACAAATAGTAATTTGTATTAAAGTAGGGCGCGAGTTGTTTTCTTTGTATATTTTTTTATAGACTCGCTGCGCTCGCCTGTTATATCATATATAATTATATATCTCCGGAAAGCTTGCTACTTATATTGATTTAGAATATCCGGGCTTATCTTGCGTTTTTTAAGATAAGTTAATAGTTTCTTATGTGAATACTTGTTGTGATCGAAATTAAATCGATAGTTAGTTATACTATTGTTTAATTCTATAGATTCCCCGGATTTGCTGTACATACAATTATAATCTAATATATTTGTATACACTATTAAATTTAATGCATTCGCTACGCTTTTAAAGTTAGATTTTATGTCTTTGTACGTGTCTAACTTCTCGTTAATGTAAAATATTATATTCTTTTTATGTTCTTTGAATTTTACCTGTATTTCGAGTACATGTTGTATTATATAATAAACTAACAGTCTATTTGCATCTTTTTTAGGTAAATCGTCAGGAAATATCTGAAATTCACTTCTTAACTTTGTTAAATAGCTGTTTTGTATATCTTCAGCTAAACTTTCAAAGTCTACTACTATCAAGTAAAGATCTGTTTTGTGATAACGCATCAGGATCTATAGTAGTGCCATTTTCTTGTTGTGCAAGCTTTTTTAACAGTGCATCTGGCGCTCTACCTATACGACAGTTAATAATGCCGTTGTAAAAGCCTTCTTTCAGTAACACATTATTATCAAACTGTATCTTAGCTTCGTAATAAGCTAATTCAAACTTACTATCACAAAAACGCAATATTTCAAACTTAAATTTGTCCTTACCTAACGTTTCTATATCTTTGTTAACATCATTCGAAGATGATGTATATGTTTTCCAATCTGTCTCTATGTCAAAGTGTCTTTTGTTTTTTCTTCCTTTGAGGGGCTTGAGTTTTTTAACGCTTTTAATTTGTTTCTTTCCGAAATATACCTTGCCAGAGACGGTGTTAGAAATACGGTAAATAAAACCGTAAGGTAAATTATTAGCATCAAAATTCTCATTAGTAGTCCAGTGGCCTAAGTCCATTTAGTTTGACTTATTACAAACTTGGCGGAGTTCTACGGATAACCTTAAATTTGGATTTAAAACCTGGATTGTTTTTAGGTGCTTTAAATTTTGACTTTTTCTTCTTTTCCGGTGCACCAAATAGATTACGTGCATCACCTGGAGCATATATTTTATCGCTGCTTTGCCCGATTGGTACTCCATTAGCAGCACTTGTACTACCTATACCTGCTGAACTGGTTGTAACACCTGAACCAGCTGGAACACCAGCTCCCATATCTTCCATAAGTTGCTCGAATTTTTTGTTAAATTTTTTCACGTTGATTAATTTGTATTATATGTTATACTTATGTTGTTAATTATGGACTTACCAGATTTAGATACACTATTTACTAACTACCAAACTGAAATTGTTCAGGATATACAGGTAGATGAATTATCTCTTAAAGATAAAGCTATGATGGTACCTACCATTAAGCACAAGTGGGTAGCACGTATGATGCAGCATAAAGCACAATTACGTAGATTTCAATCAATAAAGAAAGAAAAAATTAAGAGTGCTGCTAATGCAAGTCCAATTTCTATGAGTAAAACTGCACTTGATCAGTTAACTCAAAATAACCCTGAAATTACACAACTACAAGAATTTATTGACAAGTTAGAGGGTATTATTGAATATCTTGAAAAGGTAGAAAAACTAACCAGCTCGTTAACCTACGATTGTAAAAACGTAATCGATTTGCAAAAACTTGAAACAACGTAATGGTAGTAGAATTTCAATATGACCCTAAGCGTAAAGAAGTAAAGATTGTTTCGGAATTCCTTAACAATATTAAGGAACATTTTAGTGTAAAGAACCCGGGTGCCAGGTTTAATCGTTATCAGCGATTTTTACCTCAGCGTACATACGCTATTACTAATGCAGGGTATTGTGGTGTTGGTTTGGTTCCAGGTATTATAGATTACCTTAACTCTCAAACTATACCGTTTGAGATTAAACTCAATCAAGAGTATAAGGATGTTGTAATACGTACTCATATACTTAAGCCTAATAATTTTAAAACATTAAACAGCGAGTTTAAGCTTAGAGATTATCAGGAGACTGCTGTTACTAAAGCTTTAGATAGTGGTTATGGTGTTGTAGAGTTAGCAACCGGTGGTGGTAAAACGTTAATCATTGCTAACTTAGTATATGCTGCACTACACCAAATAGAACCTACTGAAAAAATACTAATAGTGGTTCCAGACTTAGGATTAGTAGCTCAAACATTTAAGGACTTTACTTCTTATAATTTTCCTATGGAAATAGTGAGTAAGTGGACTGGTGATAGTGAGTTAAACCCTAACGCACGGGTTATTATCGCTAATATGGGTATTTTACAAAGTAAATCTTCGGATATTACGTGGTTTAACAAAGTAGGGTTATTAGTAGTAGATGAATGTCATAAGTTACGTAGAGGTAACAAGGTGTGTAAATTACTTGACAAGGTTCCTACTTTGAGACGTATTGGTTTTACAGGTACATTACCAGAGAACGATATAGACAAGTGGAACATTAACAATTATATTGGTCCGGTCATATTTAAAAAGACTACTACAGAATTAAGAGAAGCAGCAGGGGGGGAATATATTGCTAATGCACAAGCAATTGCATTACATGTAGAATATGGAATGAAACCTGACTATACTGCAGTTGCAGCGTCTCAACGTTATTTAACTGAATTAGATTTCATACATAACAACAATTTTAGATACTCGCTTATTGAACGTATGATAAGTAAACTAACAAACAATTGCTTGGTGTTAGTGGATCATATTGCTCACGGTGAAAAAATGTACGACACCCTATCTACCCTCAAAGACAAACAAGTATTCTTTATACAGGGTAGTGTAGAAGTAGAAGACCGCAAAAAGGTACAAGACTTAATGGAGCAACACAACAATGTTGTATGTATTGCTATTAGTAAGATATTTTCTACTGGAATTTCTATAAAAAACATACATTATATTATGTTTGCTGCTGGAGGTAAGTCTAAGATCAAGACCTTACAGTCTATTGGTCGTGGTTTACGTGTTCATGAGAATAAAGACATTCTCACTATTATTGACATTGTAGACGAACTTATCTATGGTGGTAAACATTACGAAAAACGAAAAGAATTTTATGCCCTTGAACAAATCAAAATTACCGAAAAAACAATTACCGAAAGCTGAAGCCCCGCCTAAGCCTAAAAAGCCGTTAAGCGAGTCTGCTAAAGCTAAAAAGGTTTATTATGTAAGTCCAGCTGATTTTACGGCTGAACTACGCAAATATTATGAAACCAACATTATTACTAATGAATTAGCAATGATGATTAAAAACATTGCTTATGGGCTTGCACATGCATCTAATTTCATCAATTATACATTTAAAGAAGACGCTATCGGAGACTCCCTAATTAATATGTTCAATGCATTAAAAGATAAAAAATACAATTTTGACAAAGGTAGTAACCCGTTTTCATACTTTAATTCAATTTCGTTTAACTGCTGGAGGTCGCGTATTAAGAAAGAAAAACGTCAACGCGATACTTTAGCTGCATATCAAGAAGAAGTGTATAGTATCATTGGACCTGGTGTAGGTGTTGATGATCCGGTTAACCCAAATAATAAACATGCAGATTAAAGGTACAGAAGTCGGTATATTTTCAGATCCTCATTATGGTGTTCACCGTAATAGTGAAATATGGCATAAAATTGCTTTGGATCATGCTATATGGGCTGCTGATCAGTTCAAACAACGCGGTATAAAAGATATTATAATTCCTGGAGACATATTTCATGATCGTAATGACATTGCTGTTAATACTCTTCACGTGGCTACTGACATTTTTGATGTATTGCGTGATTTTAATATCATTATTACCGTGGGCAACCACGATGCTTATTACCGGGATAATTCTTCTGTTAATTCCGTATCCATTCTTCGTGGTTGGAGCAATATTACTGTTGTTGATACTCTTACTGTCGAGACGCTCCAAGGAAAGAAAATAGCTTTTTGTCCTTGGGGTCAAGATATTAACGAAGTACCTAAGTGTGACTTAATTGTAGGGCATTTTGAAGTTAATAGCTTTAAAATGAATTCGTTTAAGGTATGTACAAACGGACTTAAAGCTTCTGACTTAACTGATCGTGCACCTCTTACAATTACAGGTCATTTCCATCATAGAGAAGAACGCAAATACAAAGACGGTACTATTCTTTATGTTGGTGCACCATATCAACAGGATTGGGGTGATTATGGTACTAATAAAGGTTTGTATATATTAGACTTAACTGACTTAAGCTATACATTTATTGAAAACACTATTTCACCTCGTTACAATAAAATAAGATATTCAGATATCGCAAACGGTACCTATACTGCTGAATCGCTTAAAGGCTTTATACGTAACAATATTGTTAAGTTCTATATAGATACACATCTTAAACCAGATGTTGTAGATACTATTGTTAGAAAGCTTGTTTCTATTAAACCAGTAGAGTTTACAATTGAGTATGACTATACTGAATCAAGTAAACTTAATATAGAAGAAGCGAACACTAAAGATTTTAATATTAGTATAGAAAATTCAATATCAGAATTTATCGACATATTAGATATTAATCATAAAGAAAAAGTGAAAAATTACGTAACTGATGTATATCATAGAGCACTTACAATAACATGAAAATAGGAGCAGCAGTAATAGCGTGTGATAGATTGGAATACACTAAACAGTGTGTTGCAAGTATTCTTGCAAATAAAGGTCCATTAACTGATATCATTTTAATTAATGATGGTATTAAGATACCAGACGGTACACTACCTGAAGGTATCGAGATAATGAATAATAGACCACCTTATCAGACTGTAGGTGTAGCTAAAAACAATGCAATTCGTACTTTACTTAATAGAGGGTGTGAGCATTTATTTTTAATTGAAAATGATATCATAATTAAAACATCAGATGTTTGGCAAAAGTACATTGATACAGCTAATGCTACTGGTATTACGCACTTAAATTTCGGTTATCATGGGCCAGCTAATAGAACAACAGATTATAGTAAGCCAAACCCTCGCTATATAGTAGAGTACCCAAACAACGTTAAAGTTGCTCTTAATATGCATAGTGTTGGGGCTTTTTCTTATTTTAACCCGAAGTATATTAAGGAAGTTGGTACACATGATGAGTATTTTAAAAACGCCTGGGAACATGTAGAGCTATGTCAAAGAGGTATTAAAAAAGGCTTTTTACCTGCGTTTTGGTGGTTTCCTGATGTTGAGGGTAGTGATGATATATTAACAGAGATACCTGGTTCTATTCAAAATAGTTCTATTACCCACACTGAAAAATGGACTGATAATATGAGAAAAGGTGCTGATTATTATAGAAAATTACATGGGGTTTCAGCTGTAGAAAACCAAGACACTCCTTTAGAAACGGTTTTAGAAAAACTTAAAAATATTTACAAATGCAAGTAACTCATTTCGGTATTGTAGACAGTAAAGGTGGTAGATTTGGTAATCAATTATTTTTGATCGCCAGCACCATTGGTATTGCTATTAGTAGTGATTTAAAATATGGTTTTGCAGAATGGAAAAATAATCGTTACTTTAAAGAGGCGTTACCGGGTTTAGCGCCTGGGCCAGGTGAGGTAGTAAAAGAACAAGGCTTTAATTATTCACCTGTAACACTATCAAAGACTAATTTTACATATCTTGAAGGTTATTTTCAGAGTGATAAATACTTTAATACACCTCAAGCTATAGAAGCCATTCGTAAATACTTTACGTTTAAAGACGAGTATGTAGCACCGGTTAAAGAAGCACTATTACAAGCAAATTTAGGTGATACGTGTTCTATACATGTACGCCGCGGCGATTATCTAAAATACCCTAATATACACATTCAACAACCTGCAGATTATTGGGTAAACGCTCAAAAAGAAATAGAGAGCCGTACTAATGTTAATACATATATAGTATTTTCAGATGATATTGATTGGTGTAGAGCTAATGTCAATCTGTTTAATCAAACCGGTAAAAAGGTTCTTTTTATGAAAGGTAGAAGCGATATAGATGATTTTATTATGATGACTTTATGCAATCATAATATTATTACTAATTCTTCTTATTCATGGTGGGGTGCATGGCTTAATAATAACGATAATAAAATTGTCGTTATGCCTAAACTTTGGTTTGGTAGTGATGGTCCATCAGACGGTAAAGATTTACAGGTAGAAAGCTGGTTAAAAATATGAAAAAAGAATTATACATAAAAGACTCTAATTTCGGTCATTGTGCATTTAGCAATAACCCAACACCACCGGTCAGTTTTTCAAAGCACATAATATGGAATCGTAACGAAGCACCCTCAGGAACCGATGTTATATGTACTGATTATCAATTAGATAAAGGTAATATTGCCTGGTTGTTAGAACCACACGACATTAATCCTGCACCTTATGCTTATGCGCGACAAAATGCAAACAGATATAAAGAAATCTGGACGCACGATAAAGAGTTTTTAAATTTACCTAATGCAAAGTGGTACCCTGTAGGTGGTTGCTGGTTAGAGGTGGATGAGAGAAAAATTTACGATAAAACTAAAATGTTTTCAATCATTGCATCCAGTAAAAACCAATTACCTGGTCATCAACTGAGACATCAAATTATAGCTGCTGCTGGAGATAAGATAGATGCTTTTGGTCCACGATACAAGCAGTTTGTAAAAAATACAATGCATAAGGTAGAAGGTTTAGCTGATTATAGATACCACTTTGCAATTGAAAACTGTAGAAGAGATTTTTATTTTACAGAAAAGCTAATTGATACCTTGATGACCGGAGCAATTCCTATATACTGGGGCTGTCCGTCGATAGGTAATTTTTTTAATACAGATGGTTTTATTATCTTTAACGATTTATATGATTTAAAAGAAAAGCTTAAATTATGTACACCGGAATATTATGATAGTAAAAAAGCTGTAATAAAGGAAAATTTTGACTTAGCACAAAATTACATTTTATCTGAAGATTGGATATATAACAATATATTACAAAATGAAAAGACAATTTGATACTGGTGCACAAAGAGATACCGATGCAGGTAAACCGAGAATGAGTTTAATACCTACTCAGGAACTTGTAAGGGTCATGGACCATTACCGCAAGGGTGGTGAAAAGTACGGGTTTGATAATTGGAAACATGGTATGACTACCTCTGTGTTTTATGATAGTGCACAACGCCACTTACTCAAATGGTGGATGGGTGAAGAAGATGAAGATCACCTATCTGCTGTAGTATGGAATATAATGGGGGCTATGTGGACGCAGCAAAACAAACCAGAACTCGATGACCGCAAAAAATTTAAATAAAGTATACTGGATTTGCCATCGCGGTAATTTAAACGGTAAATCTGATAAAGAAAATAAACCAGAACAGGTACAGTATTGTTTAGATCATGGTTTTGATGTAGAAATTGATGTATGGTTTGTAGACGATAATTTTTATCTTGGACACGACGTACCTCAATATAAAGTCGATATTGAGTTCTTGTATAAAAAAGGACTCTGGATACATTGTAAAAATATAGAAGCGTTAGACGTATTAAAAGATAAAATAGCATTAAATTGTTTTTATATTGATAAAGATGATTGCACCTTAACGTCTAAGCACTATATTTGGTTAAGCCCTACGTACGGTAAATCCTATCACGGCGCAATTTGTGTTATGCCAGAAGACCCACGGTGGAAATTCTCAATCGATCATTTAGTAGATTTTGCTGGAATTTGTTCTGATAACATATATTATTATAAAGAATATGTTGCTAATCTTAGACGTTGATGGTATCTTAACAGATGGTAAAAAGTATTACGATAATACTGGCAAAGGTGTATACAAAACCTTTAATGATAGAGATTTTACTGCAATTAAGCAATTTAAAGCCAATGGGTGGGATGTAGTGTTCTTATCCGGCGATACAAACGTAAATGAAGCAGTAGCAAACAATAGAGGTATAGAATTTTATAATAATAGAGATTCTGGTGGTATGGTTGATAAAGCAACCTATATACCAGAGTTTAAAAAGAAGTATAACGTGGATAGTGTAGATATGGTGTATGTTGGGGACGACGTGTTTGATATCAACATAATGAAACAAGTGGGTTATAGTTTCTGTCCTTCTGACTCACCTGATAGTGTTAAGCGTGTTGCTACCGAACTTAAAGCTAACGGGGGTAATGGGGTAATTGTTAAACTGTTTGAATACTTTTTGTTAAAGGGTAAGGTTTTTGAACCAACTTTAGATGTATTAATTAAATGGGATCGTAATGAAAAGTTTTGATATAACACTTTACGGCCATTTAAGCTACGACAACATATACGAAGGTTTTAAAAATAGATCTTCAGTAGGGTGTATTGGTAATGTTTGGAATCAACTTAAATTAATTAATTCAGATATTAAGGTTAAAGTAGAACCTACGGACATAGGTGAATCGTTAATACTAATAGATGTTAAACAGTGCAAACGCACGAGTATATCCCATTTATCCTTAAAAACTCAACTACCTCGTATACATTCTACTAAAATCAATCATATAATGTATTTAAACGAGTTACACGATAAGAGTTTTTTATCAAATTTAAAGGGTATTAATGTAGCTGATACTTGCAACGGAACACCTTTAAATGTATATGATTCATGCTTAAAATACATAGATCTTCTTTTAATATCAGATGAAGATTCACACTATCTCGATATATCTAACCTTTGCAAGTCAGTAAGGGGTGATGTTTTATTGCATAGCTCTAATGGTAGTACACTATATTCTAAGTCTGGTGCAAAAGTACACTTTGAAGCAGAGCTTGTTCCAGATGTCAATGTACTTGGAGCAGGAGACAAATTTGCTGCATATATATTAGCAGGAATGCTTGATAGTGCAAAAGGCCTTCCTAAGGTAATACAGAACGCTCATAACGAGCTTACCAAACACTTTAAAAATGAAAAAGTATAACCTTTTAGTACCTCTTGCTGGTCGTGGACAACGCTTCGTAGATGAAGGTTTCGTTGTACCAAAGTACATGATTACAGCTTATGATAAGCATCTTATTGATTGGGCTCTAAGCTCTATAGATACTTCAGAATGTAATTTAATTTTCTGTTTAAGACAGGATCACATTAATAATTTTGGTGTTGATGAAATATTCCGTAAAAAGTTCGGTAACGACATTCAAATAGTCGTTATTGATAAGGTTACAGATGGTAGTGTATCTACTTGTTTGTTAGCTAAAGAATATATTAATAATAAACTACCTCTTTTTATCTATACAGTAGACGTGCATTTTAACCCCGTATTTAAGCCTTATGACTTACAAGAAGACGGTAATGTATTAACATTTAAGAGTAACAACCCTGCTTACAGTTATATTAAGACGGATGCAGACGGTAATGCATTATTAACTGCAGAAAAAGAGGTCGTTAGTAATAATGCTTGCGTAGGTGTTTACGGCTTCAAAACAGGCAAAGCATTTGTAAAGTATGCAGAAAAAATGATTAAAATGAATTTACGTACACGTAACGAGTTTTATATTACCCCGCTTTACAATTTAATGATTGAAGATGGGCTAAAAGTAACTATAAAGGATGTAGATAAAATGTTCATTATGGGTACACCTGAAGAGTATAAGTTCTTTACTACACGAGTATTAAATCATTTTGGTAAGGGTAAAATTGCTTTAGCAAGCGATCACAGCGGTTTTGAGCTTAAAGAACAATGTAAAACTATTCTTGAAGAATATGGATATGAGTACGTAGATTTAGGCTGTTTTACAGACAAAGATTGTGATCAATTTGACTACATATCTCAAGCAATAACATTTATTAAAAATGGTACCTGTACACATGGTATAGGTTTCTGTTATACCGGTCAAGCTGTCAATATAGCGGCAAATAAAACCGATGGTATAAGATCTGCACTAATCTATGATGATGTAAGCGCAGAAAACTCAATTAAGCATAATTGCTGTAATTTTTTCTCTATACCCGCGCGTATAACTGATATGGTTAAATTGGCTGTATATATTAATATACTTAAAAATACTACGTTTGAGGGTGGTAGACATTGTGCACGTATTCAAAAAATAGAAAACAGTTATGGACGTCTATAATATTAAAGATTTTAAAGGCGGGTGGTTTATAGGAGACTTTAATCCTTCTGTGTTTAAGAACTGCTTCTTTGAAGTAGCTCATCACACACACTCAGCAGGTTATAAAGGTCCATTGCATACACATAAAATTGCTACTGAAGTTACCTATATTGTTAAGGGTGCAGTACAAATAGCAGGTAAGGTGTATGCAAAGGGTGATATGTTTGTTTATCATCCTAATGAAGTATCGGATGTAGTTGTTATTAATGATGTGGATTTAATTGTTGTGAAATGGCCTTCCATACCGTCTGATAAGTACGACGTAGTTAAATGAGAAAAGCTATTTCATTTTCCGGTCAAAGTAGATTTATAATTGAAGGTCTAAAGACACTTCAAGACAATCTTGTCGACTTCAATAACTACGATGTTTTTATACATACTTGGGAAGGACCTCTTAATAAAGATTGTTACCTTTATGAACCTAAAGGCATTATTGTAGAACCACAAAAGAATGTCGTTCCGTCAAACGTAAAGGAATGCAGTAAAGAAGCGTTTATACACTTTAGTATGTTCTACTCAATGAAAGAGAGTTTAAGACTTTTATCAGAGTATGAGCAAGCAAATAACTTTAAATATGACGCTATCATTAGAACACGTTTTGATATAGGTTTAGAATCAAAACTTAACATTGAACAGTTTAACTTAAGTGAAGGCGTGTTTTCTCCAAATGTTTGTGCTAATCCTGCTGTAATTTCTGACTGGCTTAATTTTTCTACTTCAGATAATATTAAATTATACGGAGAAATATACGATAACATAGTTAATTATTTTAAAATCGGTGTTAAAATAACATCCGGAGAAGAACTAATAACACACATGTTAAAAACTAAAAACATACAGATTAAAAAGATACCCTGTCAGTTGTATCTTTTAAGAGATAGAAACATACATCACTTTTTATCCGGCATGTGGAAGTATGCAAACTAATATGAAAATAGACCTAAAAGACGTTACATTTACCTTACCAGTAAGAATAGATAGTGAAGATAGAAAGTTTAATATTGATTATACTATTAACTATCTATTAACTAATTTTGATACAAACGTTATTGTTTATGAAAGTGGACCTAAACAATTATTTGAAAACAAACATGGTGTGATGCATGCTTTTGAAGAAAATAACGGCCCGTTTCATCGCACACGTTATCTTAACAAGATGGCTCGTATAGCACAGACTAAGTTTGTCTCTAATTATGATTGTGATGTTTTATTTCCGGTTAAACAAGTTGTAAAAGCAGTCAATCTTTTGAGAAAGAATGAAGTAGATTATTGCTACCCTTATAGTGGTTTATTTGTTAATATACCTAAAGATGCTCTAAATAATGAATATAATGTAGACGGACTTGATCCGACCAAGTACCCAAACTTCGGAAACAACTCTGTAGGTGGAGCAGTTATTTGGAATAAGGACGTGTTTATTGCCGGTGGTATGGAGAATGAAAACTTTATATCCTGGGGTGCAGAAGATTGGGAAAGAATGAGAAGGTTTCTTGCACTTGGTTACAGACCAGGGCGAGTAAACGGACCACTATATCATATAAATCACAGTAGAAACAATGATAGTAGTGAATCTAACCCTTTTTATACAAAAAACACGCAAGAATACAATAGAATTGTAAACATGACAAAAGATGTTTTGTTGAAAGAAATCAAAACCTGGCCTTGGCTTTCTGTATAAAGCAGTTATAATAACTGAATGCGTTATGTTTATTTTAAACACCTCAAGGTGTCTAACTTCTTATCTATTGGTAAAAGACCAGTAGAGGTTGACTTCAAGCCTGGCCTAAATATCATAACAGGTAAAAACTATGATAAAGCTGATAGAGCGAATGGCGTTGGAAAGTCCACTATTGCTGACGCAGTGCATTTTGCTCTGTACGGTAGCACTATACGCGATCTTAAAAAAGAAAACATAGTAAACGATCAAGCACCAGATGCTTTATGTGAAGTTGAATTGACTTTTAGTTATCAAGAAAACAATATAACTAAAGAGTGTAAGGTATTGAGAACTCTCAATCCTACTAAGTGTTACTTCTATATTGATGGAGAAGATGTTACTCGTTCAGGTGTACCACAAACAACTGAACTTATTATTAACACTATTAAAACATCTTCAGAAATATTTCAAAACAGTGTTATTATGTCGATTAATACCACTGTACCGTTCATGGCTCAGAAGAAGATCGATAAACGTAAGTTTATTGAAGGTATTCTTGGATTAGAAGTGTTTAGTAACATGTTGAGCTTTGTTCGTTTTGACTTTAACGAAACTAAACGTAATCTGGACATAGAGGGTAGTAAAATAGAAGAAACTAATAGATCTTTAGCAGAAGCTGTAAAACAGAAAGATACATACGAAGAGGGTAAAAAGAAAAGACTTGAAACATTACAGACTCGTCAAAAGAACAACGAACAAGAGCTCGTACTGTTAAACGAGAAGCTTAGTAAGTTTGAACCAGTAGATACTGCTGCTCAAAAACAAATAGAAGATACTTTAAACACGCTTAAGAATGCTGAAAAAGTGTGTGACCGTAAAATGGCTTCAGTTAACAAACTTATTACTGAAGCAGAAACACATATTAAGCTTAATAATGATCGTATCAAAAAACTTAAGAAGGTAGACAGTAAATGTCCTCATTGTGGTAAGGATTTAGCTGAAGCTACTAACGCACAATACGAGAAAGATAAAGCTGAGTGTGAAGACGAAATACAAAAGTACACTACAGTAATTACCACTGAAAAACCTCACATTACAGAGATACAAAAAGACTTAGATAAGGTTGAAAAGGCTATTACCGCTACTCAAAAGAAGTTAAACGATCTCACAATTCGTAGAAAAGAGGTTGAGAGTGTTAATTCCCGTGTTAGACAGTTAAACGAGTGGCAACAATCACTTGTTGTTGATATCGATCAATTAAACAAGGATTCTAATAACTTCCAAGAGTCAATTAATAATATTTTAAATAGACAGAATGATATTAAAAATAGTATCAATACTTTACAAGAAAAGATCGATATACTTGAGTCAGCTAAATTCATTACAGATGAAAGAGGTGTAAAGTCTTATATTGTTAAAAAGATATTACAGGTTCTTAATGCAAGACTTGCTTCGTATCTACGTAGACTTGAAAGTAATAGTATAGTAACGTTTGATGAGTTCTTCGAAGAAAGCATTACCAATGAGAGAGGTAGTCAGTGTAGTTACTTTAATTTCTCTGGTGCTGAACGTAAAGCTATCGATCTTGCAATGTTGTTTACCTTTCAAGATATCCGTAGAGCACAAGCTGATGTATGGATTAACTTAAGTATGTTCGATGAATTGTTCGACTCATCTTTAGACGAGAAAGGTATTGATTTAGTACTTGATATTCTTAAAGAAAGAGTAGATAATTACAACGAGTCTATCTATATTATCTCTCATCGTAAAGAAAGTAAAAAGTACTGTATTGGCGGTGAAATAATATATCTCGTTAAAAAGAACGGCATAACAACAAGAACAACAGACTATGATATATCCTAATAACGGCTACGTAATTGGAGCACCAAACTTACCACTCGGAGCACCTGTAATAGGTAGCCCTTTTGCAAACACTGCACAGCAAACACCACAAGTGGTTGATGTATCATCACAGCTTGGTGGTATGAAAAGAGCTGTGAGCTTTGCTGCAGATCATCAGGGTTGTGGTTTTTGGCGTATGCACTGGCCTGAGTCTGTTATTAATGCAAATCAATTAGGTATTGTTAATAATAACAACTTTATGATCTTACAGGAGAATTTCTATCAAGATATTAAATCTGTAAGAATACAAAGACAGGTTACTCCTTATCAATTAGAATTCGTTAAGTTCTTAAGAAACCTATCTAACAGAACTAACAAATTTAAAATATACTACGAAATTGATGATGTTATATTTGCTGAAGATATACCGCTTTATAACAAAGCCCGTGAAGCATTTACTGACCCTAATATTGCTAAGACAGCTGTAGAGATTATGCAGTTATGCGATGGTATTACTGCTCCAACTGATTACATGGCAAATTACTATCAAGAGAAGTCAGGCGTTAAGGGTATTACGTTGCCAAACTACATGCCTAAGTTCTGGATGGATCGTTTCTATAGTAAAGACAAGACTATTGAGAATTACGAAAACAATAAGAAACGTCCTCGTATTGGTTATATTGGTAGCCCAACTCACTTTAATATTGCAGGTACACCTGGAGTAAAAGATGACTTCGGTGATATACTTGAAGTAATTAGAAAAACAGTTAAACAGTTTAAGTGGGTATTGATGGGTGGTTGTCCTGCTGAATTAGCAGACCTTGTAAGAAGTGGGGATATTGAATATGTAGGCTGGACAAAGATCTGGGATTATCCATATGCATATAATGCATTAAAGGTTAATATGGTTATAGCTCCTTTACAGAACAACAGGTTTAACCTGGCTAAAGCCAATATTAAACATATTGAAGCAGGAGCCTTAGGTATACCTTGCGTTTGCCAAAACTTAGAACCTTACAAAGATGCACCTCTAAAATTTAATACAGGGGATGAAATGATTGATGTTATTAAGAAAATAATAGGCGATCGTCGCTTATATCTTACTGAATCAGATGTTGCCCGTAAGAATGCTACAAAGTATTGGTTAGAAGATCATATTGATGAGCATTGCAGACTATATTTCTCTTGATATTTTATTAAAAGGTCACATAATAATGACCTGTGTACCGTAACATATATTATAGTCAACGCGATAGTGTTTGTCATCTCTTTACTTGGGATAAGGATGGTAACCGTGTAATTAAAAAAACACCGTACCATCCTTATTTTTATATTGAAACAAACGCAGAGACAGCTGATGCTTTATCTATCTTTAATACTAAACTAAAGAAGAAAGTATTCAAGAGTAATTTTGATCGTAATAAAGCTGCACAAGATGGTGCAATTAAAAGACTTTATCACAATATTCAGGTAGAACAACAGTTTCTTATTGAAAACTTTAAAGAAGAGTATGAAAAGCCTGAATTCTCTGCTAACCCGTTAAAGGTATGCTTTCTTGATATCGAAGTTTATTCACCAGATGAGTTCCCTGAAGCTAAGGATGCTAAACACCCTATTAACCTTATAACGATTTATGATAACCTATCTGAACACTTTTATACCTGGGGCTGTAAGCCTTATACTCCGACTCGTAGTAATGTTACATACACTGAGTGTACAAGTGAGTACAATCTGTTAGATAAGTTTTTAGAGTTCTGGGAAAACGGCTATTACCCTGACATCTTATCTGGGTGGAATACAGACTTTTTCGATTTCCCTTACTTAATTAACCGTATCAACAATCTTTTAGGTGAAGATGCTGCTAAACGTCTTTCACCGGTAAAAAGTCTTTGGTGCCGTAAAGGTATTTTTGTTAAAGGTCAAGAGTTAGATCGTTGGTACATACACGGTATATCTGCAATGGATTATCTTGAAGTGTATAGAGGTTTTGCTCGTGGTTTGTTAGAGTCTTATGCTCTAAACTTTGTAGCACAACACGAACTTGGTGAAGGTAAACTGGCTATCAATGCTACTAATTTAGCCTCTCTATCTGAGAACGATTGGAAGAACTTTGTAGATTATAACATTCAAGACGTTGACCTATTAGTACGAATGGAGAAGAAACTACAATTCTTTAAGATCATTCGTATGTTAGCTTATAAAGGTCTAACTTCGTTTGAAGCTGCTTTAGGTAAAGTATCTATCGTTACTGGGTGTGTTGCGTTAGAGGCACATAAACACGGTATGATTATACCTACTTTCGTTGAAGGACCTTTACGTGAAGAAATTCAAGGCGGATTTGTGAGAGAACCAGAAAGAGGGCTCCAGAAGTCTATTGTAAGTTATGACGCTAACTCACTATACCCTAATACTATTATTACCCTGAATATATCCCCTGAGACAAAGGTTGGTAAGATAGTTAATAAGAGTGATAGTGAAATTACTATACGTTTAAACAACAACACTGAACATAAGCTAACTCATGAGAAGTTTATACAGTTTGTACAAAGTGAAAAACTCGCTCTTTCTAAAGCAAACGTACTTTACACACAGAAAAAGAAAGGTGTAGTACCTTCTCTGATTGACGGTCTTTATAGTGAGCGTGTTAAAAACAAAAACCAATATGTCGAACTTAAAAAGAAACTAAGTAAACTAACCCCCGATACCGATGAATACAAAACGTGTAAGTTTAATATGGAACGAGCAGACACAATCCAGCACGTCATCAAAATTCTTCTCAACTCTATCTACGGGGTTTTTGCTAATAAGTTTAGTCCTATTTGCGATAGCGATCATGCTGGTAGCATCACTCTTACTGGTCAGTCGGTGGTTAAGCAAGCATCTGATATCATTGATCAGTACGCTAAAGAAAAGTTTGGTTGGTCTGGTAAGTCGTTAACAATATATAACGACACGGATAGTACCCACGTTACTATTCAGCCTCTATTAGAACAGATGAAGTTAAATATATTAACCGATAACAAGGTTAATAAAGAGGGCTTAAAGTTCATTGATGATGAATTGGGAGTTTACCTTAATAACAACATTAAGCAGTGGGCTAAAGATAAACTCAACTCAATCGATCCTCGCTATTTCTTTAAACGTGAATCTATTTGTGACGTAGGTGTATATCTTGAAAAGAAACGCTATATCATTCACGTATTAAACGATGAAGGTGCAGATGTTAGCAAATTTAAGTACGTCGGGGTAGAAATTGCGCGTTCTACTACACCTAAGAAAGCTAAAGAATTAATTAAAAAGGTTATTGAGAATAGCTTACTGGTACAAGATCAAAATAAAGCGAACGCTATTTATAGAGACGTTTATGATGGGTTTAAGTCGTTATCTATTGATGATGTAGCTATTAGAGGTGGTTTAAGTGACTTAGAAAAACATGAAGTACGTTCAGAAGGCTTTAAAATAGCTAAAGGCACCCCTAATCACGTTAAAGGTGCTATTTGGTATAATATGTTACTAAAGCATAGGGGGTTAGAAACAAAGTACGAACGCATTACGTCTGGTGGTAAGGTAAAGAAGATTTATATTGCACCTAACAAGTATAATATCGATACTCTTTGCTACCCTGTTAGTTTTCCACCAGAATTAAACGATTTTCAAGTTGATTACGAAGAAATGTTCGATACAATAATAGTACCTCCAGTAAAGGCAGTTTATGAAGCTCTTAACTGGCAGTTACCACAAGTAAACAATCAAGCACAAACAGACTTATTTGAAATGTTTACTTGAAACAACATTTCCACCCGTTCCAGTTGTCTTTTTTATATTTACCGCTGTTTTTAGCTAACTCTCTCATTGCCCATTCCGGTAAACTATGTTCTTTGCAGAATATTTTAGATTCCCCCACAACACTATACTCTTTGCCGGTAGGATCAATAAAAAGCCAGTGCTTAGCCATTGAGTTACACTTTCCTTTTGTAGTAAGTGCTCCTTCAGCGAACAACCGCTTTCTTGTAAGACTTATTTGTTTACCATTGTTGTCGTGAGGTGTCGTTAGTCCTTTTTTTAATTTACTATTTTCAGCGTTGTAAAGCTCTCTCATACGATCTGAGTGCAACTTACGACGCTCATTAGTCCACGCTTTTCTTTGCGCTTCCTGCCTTTTATGCTTAACTTCTAACGAAGAAGTGCGACCACCCTTTTCCATAATATTTGTTAACGGTCCCTTACCTTTAATGATCTGCCCTATCTCAGATATTAACTTTGCTTCGAGTGTAATAGATTCATCGTGAGTTAGTCCGCTCTTTACAAAGACTATATAGTTTTTCAAGTTAAACTCTTTCAGGTTATTTAGTACTGATTTTTTTAATCTATTATCGCCACCGTTACATTTCCAAATATGCCTGTATGCTCGATTACCTGTACCTTTACCGATGTAAAAAGGTTCATATTTAAATGACGCAGATTTGTAGCTAAAGTTTCCAGGCTTCAAAGGGTTTGTATATACATACACGTAAAAGCTTGATTTATTATAGTTCACATATATACTTACTAAACTATTAACTGTATTTATGATTAAAATATCTCACGAATCCCCTTTGAGTATGCTTGAAATATCTCGTACGTATAACTGTTACGACTATGCTTTAACGCATTTGTTTGAAGAAATCCCAAGTTATTACAAGTTCTTTGAAGATAGTGTAGCGATGGGCAGACACGTTTTATTAGATTGCTCAACATTCGAACTCGGCGAAGCTTTCGATCCTAAACGCTACGCTCACTGGATAGAAAAGCTTAATCCTACTGAATACATTATACCAGACGTATTAGAAGATTGTAACGGTACGATTGAATCTGCTAAGAAATGTTTATGGAGAGAATGGGACTTTTTTAATAATTCTAAAACTATTGGTGTAATACAAGGTAAGACTTACGCAGAATTAGTTAAATGTTATGTAACTTTAGATCAAGAAATTGATGTAGATAAGTTAGCTATTTCATTCGATTATTCTTATTATCTCAAACTATTCCCTCACCCTAATAAATGGGTATCCTATATGATGGGTAGAGTTATGACTCTTAACCAATTAATGAATGACGGTATTATTAATAAAGATAAACCTCATCACTTATTAGGTTGTGCACATCCAAGAGAGTTTAGTTTCTATCAAGGACCCGAATATAACTGGATTGAGACATTAGATACTTCATCTCCTATTGTTCATGGTATTAAAAGAGTTAGATATACAGATGCAATAGGTAGTTGGAAGAAAGAATCTACTAAACTTGTAGACCTTTTAGATGTAGTACCAGATGCAATGCAAGAAAAAATCATTGCAAATAATTTAATTGAGTTTAGAAACTACGTTAATGGATGACAACGTTAGAAGCTATAACTAATTCCGTCCATGCTAATTATCCCCACCTCCTGGCAAATAATATTTCTATTAGGGATTATTGTTTTTGGGATTGTATTCGTAATTGTGAACTCCCGGTAAGAGAGCTTACTGATGTTAAACCTTACCTAATAAAGCACGGTATTGTTGACTTTACACTTGTAATTTTCTTTAGTGATAATACAATAGGTTATCGACTAAACATATGAAACGTGCCTTAATCTGGAAAACCTTTTTCTCTCAGAGTGGATCTGAGATATACGAGATATCTAAACATATCGGTAGGTTTCCGGATGCAATTATAACTAATAAAAGCTTCGAAGACATGGATAAGATTAATCCTGGTCTTTTAGAGAAATGCTTTGAACGTTTTATTTTCTTGCCTAAGAAACCAACCGTAGAAGAATACAGAGAAGCTATTAGACACGCTGATGTAATTACTTTACACGGCTATCTTCGTATATTACCACCAGAAATTTGCGGCAAATTTAAAATATATAACGGACACCCAGGACTTATAACCAAGTACCCTGAATTAAAAGGCAAAGACCCTCAAGCTAAGGTATGGCAAACATACCCTCAAAAGAAGTACAATACCCATGGACATGTTGTTCATGAAGTTATACCAGAAGTAGATGCTGGT